CTGTAGAGTATTTTCAGTTGGCTGTTTACGAAAGCAGTTCTGAGTGTGAAACAAATAGAAAACGTGCGGAGGTTATGGTAACTCATAATGGGATTGCTGTGGCCTGCTTGGAGGTTAAGATATGAACATGTTAATAAACTTATACTACAAAATAAAATACAAAATATTTGGGGTTTTGTACCACAAGGGGAAAACAAAATGACATTTAAACTATCAACACGCAGCATTGACCGACTTATTGGCGTAGACCCGCGGCTTGCTGCCGTAGTTAATGCTGCAATTCATACCACTAAGATCGACTTTGGCGTAATTTGCGGCATGAGGACAGTGGACGAGCAAAAGGCGCTTGTTGCAAAGGGCGCAAGTCAAACGATGAAGTCCAAACATCTTCAAGGATATGCGGTAGACCTTATGGCGTACATTGGCTCTAGGTCTTCTTGGGAACTTAACCTTTATGATGATATTGCTGACGCTATGGCCGAAGCTGCTAGAGAGGTAGACGTTCCTATTCGTTGGGGTGCGGCATGGCACATATCAAACATAGCTCAGTTTGAAGGCACTATGGAAGATGCCATGAACGAGTATGTTGATACAAGAAGGACTCAAGGACGTAGACCATTCATTGATGGACCCCATTTTGAGTTGATGGTTTAAGGAGTTTTAAAGCTACTCGCATATCTTTATACTTTGTCCTAGCATATCCTATATAAACTGTGCTAGGACATTATTATAAATTATTAGATAATATGCGAGGTATTAATGGATGAAATACACACCGCCGAAGCTGTCTTTCGAATCTTGAGAGAAAGGCGTCAGGGTGTAACAGACTTAATGATTTACGGAAATGTTAAGTCGATGGAGCAATATCGTGAGCTTATGGGCAACTTAGAATGCCTAAATCACGTGGAACAGGAACTCAAGGGCCTGCTAGACAAACAGGAGCGTTCAAATGACTGAGACGCAGAAAATAGACTTATCGGCAGCTAAAGAAGCTGTTGAAAATATATCGCAGGCTTACAAAGAAAAGTCTGAACGAGTATTAGACCCCGACTCCATTGGGGACTCTCTCTTAGAAAGGATGCCTTCGCCTACGGGTTGGCGGCTTCTTATTTTGCCTTACCGGGGCAAAGGAAAAACGGAAAGCGGTATTTATCTTCCTGACAAGATTGTCGAAGATAATGCGGTTTCAACGCAGGTTGGGTATGTTCTTAAAGTTGGAGAACTTGCTTACATGGACAAGGAAAAGTTTCCTGAAGGTCCTTGGTGCGAGAAAGGTAGCTGGGTGATGTTTGCTCGGTATGCTGGTTCCCGTTTTAGAATTGAAGGTGGTGAAGTTAGGATTCTCAATGATGATGAAGTCCTTGCAAAAATCTCATCCCCTGAAGACGTTCTTCATTTCTAGGAGGTAAAAATGGCTGAAGAAAATCAAATCGAATTAGAATTAGACGGTGCGGAAGAAACAGAAGTAGATGTTTCTGAAACCGAGGTTTCTGAAAATACAGAAACGGAAGAGGATCAGTTTACTAAAGCGGAAACAAGTACGCAAAAGAGAATTGATCGGCTTACGAAGAAAATGCGCGAAGCAGAGCGTCGTGAACAAGAGGCAGTTAATTACGCCAAACAAGTTCAGAACGAGTCTGAAACGCTCAAAACTCGTATGCAAAGCTTGGACACTAACTATGTCAACGAGTACACCAACCGTGTTAACACGCAGGTTTCTCAAGCTGAAGCGTCTTTAACCCGCGCAATTGAGATGGGTGATAGCACTGCAACGGTTGAGGCTCAACGTAACCTTACGGCCTTGGCTATTCAACAGGACCGCGCAAACCAAGCAAAAGCGCAACAGGAGCGTTATCAACAACAACAAGCTGCGGCGGCTCAACATCAGTCTCAACAGCCAATGCCTGCTCAACAACCTCGCCGTCCTGACAAGAAAGCGGAGAACTGGGCGGCTCGCAATAGTTGGTTTGGCCAAGACGAGGCCATGACTTATGCGGCTTTTGGAATACACAAAAAGATGGTTGAAGACGAAGGGTTTGACCCGCAGAGCGAAGACTACTATAATGAACTAGACCATCGGATTGCTGACAAGTTTAATACCGGTGCAAACAGTCCTAACAAACGGCCCGCTCAGACGGTTGTTGGTGCTTCAAGAACTCCATCTGGGCGCAATAGTGGGAAAAAGGTTAGACTCACCCCTAGCCAAGTCGCAATCGCGAAGAAATTGGGTGTGCCGCTTGAAGAATATGCGAAATACGTGAAGGAGTAAGAAGATGACAAAAACAAACAACCAAACAGGTAGTTCTGGAATCGACCGAACTTCTCGCGCTAATCAAACTAGGGAAAAACAAGCTTCTCGTAAGCCTTGGGCTCCCCCGTCCATGTTGGACGCACCACCTGCACCGGATGGTTATAAACATCGTTGGATACGCGCCGAAACGCGTGGATTTGATGATCGTAAAAACATCAGCGCAAAAATGCGTGAAGGTTGGGAACTTGTTCGTGCAGACGAATATCCTGACTTTGAATCCCCGGTAGTTGAATCAGGTAAATATGAAGGTGTGTTTGGAGTGGGTGGATTAATGCTCGCTCGCATCCCTGTTGAAACGATTGCTGAAAGAACGGATTACTTTAACAAACGTAATACCGATCAGATGCAAGCAGTAGATCAGGATATGATGCGGGAGAACGCGCACTCAACCATGACGATCAGTAACCCTGACCGTCAATCCCGTGTAACTTTTGGTGGTCCAAAGAAATAAATAGGACTACCTTCCCACTAAGGAGAAAGATAAATGGCTAATACAGATACATCTTATGGCCTTCGACCAATCTCCAGACAAGGCAGTAGTGTTTCGTCTGGCGGAATGACCGAGTATCGTATTGCTTCTGACAACTCAAACCCTATTTTCCACGGCATGGCGGTTATTCCGTTAGCTGCGGGCGTTATAGACGATCTACAAGCTGCGGCTGGTGGTAACGTTTCTATCGTGGGTGTGTTTGGCGGATGTGAATACATTTCATCAACTACAGGTAAGCCAGTGTTTTCGAACTTCTGGCCGGGCTCTGGCGCGGATAGTGATTTCCCTGTCAAAGCTTTTGTGTTCGACGATCCAAATCAGTTGTTTCAGATAGCTACTTCTAACGTAGTTTCTGCGGCAAATACTGAAGCGGAAGTTCGTGCAGCCGTATTTGCGAACATTGCGTTTGCAACAGGCAACAGTGGTTCTACTTCCACTGGTTTATCTTCTGCAACAGCAGATTTAAACACTATCGCAACTACCAACAGTTTGGCGTTAAGAATTATGGGCGTACAAAACGACCCTGCTAATTCCGACTTCACTGCCGCTGGTATCCCATTAATCGTTCGTATAAACAACCACTTCAATGCTCCTACGGGTTCTATTGCGGCTGGCACTGTTTCTACAACTGGCGTATAAGGAGCTTTAAACTATGGCTATTTCTCGCGCACAACTAGCTAAAGAGCTAGAACCGGGCCTTAACGCATTGTTTGGGCTTGAGTATGATCGTTACGAAAACGAGCATGGCGAAATCTTCGAAGAAGAAAGTTCTGATAGAGCTTTTGAAGAGGAAGTTATGCTCGGTGGTTTCGCAAGCGCACCGACTAAGAGTGAAGGCGGAGCCATCACTTTTGACGATGCACAAGAAACTTACACTGCACGTTATACTCACGAAACTATCGCACTAGCATTTTCTATCACAGAAGAAGCTATTGAAGATAACCTGTATGATCGTTTGGCGTCTCGTTACACCAAAGCTTTGGCTCGCTCTATGGCGCAGACAAAGCAGATCAAAGCAGCCGCGATTTTGAACAACGCGTTTGCTGCGGGTACTACTGCAATCGGAGACGGAGCAGCCCTTTGCTCTAATGCTCACCCCAGTTTATCTGGCAACCAGACCAACATTCTAGCAACAGCGGCTGATCTCAACGAGACTTCGCTAGAGCAGATGTTGATTGATGTTGCTGGTCTAACTGACGAGCGTGGTCTAAAAATTGCGGTACGTGGTATGAAGTTGGTAATCCCAAAAGAACTGCAATTTATTGCAGAGCGGGTTATGAACTCCAACTTGCGTTCCGGAACAGCGGACAACGATGCAAATGCGATGAAGAACATGGGTATGTTGCCTGAAGGTGCGGTGGTTAACCACTTCCTTACAGACAGCGATGCTTACTTCATTAAAACTGACGCCCCTAACGGCTTCAAGTTCTTTAACCGTTCACCAATCAAGACCGCTATGGAAGGCGATTTTGATACAGGTAACATGCGGTTCAAGGCACGTGAGCGTTATTCCTTTGGCGTAAGTGATTGGCGTTCTGTCTTTGGAACACCCGGCGCAGCTTAAACTGCACTCTAAATCTACAGCAAGGGGCGACTTCGGTTGCCCCTTTCTTTTTATTCTGTATTATGTATAATACAACTATCCCTGACAGACGCATAATGCGGCTGACACTAGCCCCGACAGGAGATCAAAATGGCTAACACAACTTTTTCAGGACCAGTGCGTTCCGAAGGCGGCTTCCAAGTTGTTTCTAAAAATGCAACAACTGGTGCTTTTACAACTGTAGCGAACACAGCTTCAACAGGTATTGTAACAAACAAATTTGTAAAGCACGTTGGCTTTGCCACTGGAGTTACAGTAAACACAACCGCAGGCGATAGCCCCGCGATTGGTGAGTTTACACAACCAGCGAACACAATCATCACGGACATTAAGATTTTTTGTGACGTTTCTCCGATTATTGGAGAAGGTGATATTGGCTACGAAGTTGGTACATCTTCTTCTGGCGCACAAATTGTTGCGGCTCAGACAGACGAAATACTGGATGCTGGTACAACCGTTGTTGCGCACAACGTAACAGTGACTGCATTAGTTCTTCAGACGCAAGATGGGACAACAGCCCCAGCTTCCGTTCAATATACAGACACCGAAAGAACTATTTTCTGCAACATCACCAATACGGTTGATGCGACAACAGCGGGATCGTTCACGTTCATCATTGAGTACGTTCAAATTGCGTAATTAATCGGGTGGGGTTAACGCCCCACCTTTTATTATAGGAGATTAATATGGCAGATGCTGTAACCTCACAGACGCTGATCGACGGCGGTAAACAGGTCGTTATGAAGTTCACTAACGTTTCCGACGGGTCCGGAGAGTCTGCCGTCACAAAGGTTGATGTTTCTGCCTTGGAATCCAGTGTGGACGGCGACGCTTGTACGGGTGTTGTGATTGAGCGTATTTGGTGGCAATGTATTGGCATGAAAGTTCAAATTTTGTGGGATGCGACTACGAACGCATTTTGCATTGAGCTTGGAGAAAACCAAAGTGGTTCTCACGACTACACTATTTTTGGTGGTTTAACTAACAACGCAGGAAGCGGCAAAACCGGGGACCTTGCTTTTACAACCGTAGGGCATACCAGCGCGGACACTTATACAATTATTTTGTATATGCGTAAAAAGTATGACTAATTAATGGCCAGTACAAAAAACGTAAAAAAAACGCCTTCTGGGCGGTTGGTTTACAGGGGGGAAACCTTTGGCGGATACAACAAACCAAAAAAAACACCCGGCAAGCCGAAAAAAAGCGCGGTCCTTGCAAAAAAAGGTGACCAAATTAAAATTGTCCGGTTTGGGGACCCAAAAATGGCCATTAAAAAAGACCAGCCTAAAAGAAGATCAAGTTTCAGAGCCCGTCACAAATGTGACACCGCAAAAGACAAATTCAGCGCCAGATACTGGTCCTGTAAAGCATGGTGATGAAAACATGAAAATATTAGAGCTTTTAGCTAAATTAGAAAAACATGAGTCTGAATGTAACTTGCGTTATAAACAGATCGAAGAGAAATTATCTGACCACAAAAGCTCTTTAAAAGCGTTTGATTTAAAACTTTGGGGACTAGCTGTTTTAATTTTGATAGCCCCCTTTGTTGGAAAGTTGTTGGGTTAGCTTCATGTCTTATTCTCGCAAATCTAAAAAAGCGTCTCCAAAAAGCACTGGCAGCAAAATATGTCCTTCTGGGAAAGCTTGGGCCAAACGCACTTTTGATACATACCCTTCTGCCTATGCAAACATGGCGGCTTCTAAGTATTGTAAAGACCCTAATTATGCCAAGAAAAGTAAAAGGAAAAAGGGATGACGCTAAGTAAAGGTAACAAACGAAAAGTTAAAAAGGTTGTAAGGGGTTTGAACAAAGCTTCAAAACTTCATGCCAAGCAAGCTAAAACTTTGAAAACAATGATTCGTTCTCCTAGAAAGAAAACCTAAATGGGCGGCGAGTTAAAAAAATGGCGAGACCAAAACTGGGTCAGAATAGGAGCCGACGGCTCCATAAAAGGACCTTGTGGCACTTCTAAGAACAAGAAAAGGCCGGATCGTTGTTTGCCTGAAAGTAAAGCACGATCTCTTACTAAAGAACAACGACGTGCTACTGCCGCCAAAAAGAAACGTGCAGGCTCTAAAGGACAAAAAGTTGTAAAAAACACAAAAGCTGCTACCGTTACAAATATGTCTACCGGTGGCGAACCTTCTACGACAAGAGCAAAAAGGGCTTTTCGTGGCAAGACTCCTCCCGGTACTGTAGTGGCTAGGGGTTGTGGAGTTGTTTTAGGAAGTAAACGTAAAAAAACGAAAGGATCAGTATCGTGAAAAAGAAGATGAAAAGCAAAGGTTACCGCAGCGGTGGCAAGGTTAAGAAAATGTCAAAAGGTGGTGCCGCAGGTGGTAAGAAAGTTCGCCGTATGTCAAAAGGTGGTGCCGCAGGTGGTAAGAAAGTAATGCGTATGAGCAAAGGTGGACGTGCCGGTGGAGCGCCGAAGAAAACACTTGCTTCAGCAAGGGCCGCACTTCCTACGGGATACAAAATAGTAAAAGCAACCTAAGACGTGGCTTATTTGCATAGTAACATCCCTTATTTCAAGGCATGGGTTCGTCGTGAATACACTCATAACCATGAGGCGTACCACGGCGAATTTCTACACGCTATGGTTATTGGTGTGACGACAATACCAAACAGGTCTTTAAGTTTTCAGGTTGTATTTACTGGAAATCATGCTGAAGGGGAAGAAGAGGACACCGTACACGGCGGAGCAATGTGGGCACGTATGCCGATAACTGCGCTTGTTGGTGATATTCCTTTAGAAGAATGGCCTGAACCAATGGAAACCTACGACGCACAACCTTGGGACTGTGCGTCTCACTACAACTCTGTTTACATCATGGACAGAACCACGCCTTGTCCGTGGATGGCCAAGATAAACGGTGAAATGCACCCTGCAAAGTATTTATTTACCGTAGACTACACTGATAGCGAAATTGCTGATGATCCTGCACAGCACAAACAAAACCACGTGCTTCAACTATTGGATGCGGGGGAATGGACCGGTAATATTGTGGCGTTACCCAACAATCGTGTTCGTGTAACGCACCCGGCGTGGTTTCAGACGGGAGAAGGCGCTCCTGACTTCAAGCCTTCTCAGCATATACATTATTCTAAATCTGATTTAGACTACACACTAGATGTTAACAAGGTTTTCGACAACCTTTACAACGAGGAATGAAATGACTCTTTCTAGCAGCAAGGATTTTGAACTAGACGTAGCTGAATACGTCGAAGAGGCGTTTGAACGTTGCGGTTTAGAGGTGCGTACTGGTTATGATTTAAAATCAGCAAAACGTTCTTTAAATCTTTTGTTGGCGGAGTGGGCTAATCGTGGCCTTAATCAATGGACCATAAAGCAGCGCACCCTTACAACGGTTCAAGCGGACGGTAACTATGATCTGGGGGCGGATGTTATAGATATTTTGTCAGTTGTTGTTCAAAGAGACGGCACCGACTATTCTTTAACACGGTTAAGTCGCGACAGCTTTTTATCCATCCCAAATAAAACAACTCAGGGAAGAGTTAACCAATTCTTTTTAGACAGGCAACTTACGCCTGTTTTAAATGTTTGGCCTGTCCCTGATAATTCTACAGATGTAATATACTACAATGCTTTGACTAGAATGGACGATGCAGACATATACACTAACACGATGGACCTACCTTTCCGGTTTTATCCGTGTTTGGCGGCTGGTTTAGCGTATTACATTGCCTTAAAACGTGCCCCTAATCGTGTTCAAATGTTAAAAGCTATGTATGAAGAAGAGTTTGACCGAGCGGCTACTGAAGATCGCGACAGGTCCTCTTTCAACGTTGTTCCAAACTATCAATACTATAGGACAAACTAATGGCAAAGTTTGCGTCTGGAAAAAACTCTTACGCTATCTCAGACCGGTCCGGCTTTCGGTATCGGTATAAAGACATGCGCAAAGAGTGGAACGGGCTGCTTGTGGGGAAAGAAGAGTTTGAGCCTAAACAACCTCAGTTAGGTCCTTTTAGAAAAGTTAATGACCCAGAGGCTCTTCAGGATGCAAGACCTGATCGTGTAGAACCGCTTGACGTGTACATTGGCCTTCCCTTAGTAGAAGCCCCTAGCCTAACACCTGTTCCAAGAGGAGTTGGTGCTTTAGGAGAAGTGACGGTGACAATAACATGAGTTTTACATACACAGGATTAAAACAAGCTATACAAGATTACGCGGATAACGACGAAACATCCTTTGTAACTAATTTGCCCGTGTTTATTCAACAAGCAGAAGAACGTATTCTAAAAAGCGTTCAACTAAACTTGTTTAGAAAGAACGTTGCTGGCGCAATGACAGATACTAACAAGTTTTTAACTTGTCCAAGTGATTTCTTAGCTCCAGACTCTCTTTCTTTTACTAACAGTAGCGGAGACGCTGTTTTTTTAGATTTTAAAGATGTGAACTTTGTACAATCGTTTAACCCAAAAGCATCTGTCACAGGTAACCCAAGATACTACGCTTCTTTTGACGTAGATCACTTTATTTTAGCGCCTTCTCCAAACGCAAGTTATGCTGTTGAACTCCATTATTATTATAGACCCGATAGTTTAACTACTTTAGCGGGAACAGGAACAACTTGGTTAAGTGAAAATGCGTCTATTGCCATGCTTTATGGAAGTCTTGTTGAAGCGTACACTTACATGAAGGGCGATGCAGACATAATGGCGCTTTACGAAAAAAGATTTGTGGAGTCAATTATGGGCTTGAAAGGTCTTGGAGAGTCAAAAGAAGTGACGGATGAATACCGCACTGGAGTAGTAAGGAGACCTAAACAATGAATTTTCCAGCGTTAGACGTGGGTCTTTCAAAAGATTTTGCAGTGGAAGTTCATACTTCTGATGGTAGGGGCTTTAATCCTGAAGAAATAGCTGAAAGATGTGCAGCTAAAATTATATCTGTTTCAGATACTGCTCACCCCGCCATACAGGCGCAAGCTCACGCTTTCAAAGAGCATATAGGTAAGCTAGTAGAGTTTTATTTAACGGAAGCTGTTAAAAATGACAGAACTACTGTATATAATGCACTAACCGACGCGGGGCATCCAGAACTTGCGTCACTTATAAGGAGATTGTGACATGGCCTTTAACGGTAACTTCATGTGTACGAGCTTTAAGCAAGAACTTCTTGAGGCCAAGCACAACTTTTTAAATAGTGGAGGTAGCACGTTTAATTTAGCCCTCTACACGAATAGTGCCACCTTCACGGCGGCAACTACTGCGTACACTTCCACTAATGAAATAAGCAACACTGCGGGGAGCGCATACTCTGCCAAGGGCGTGGCACTAACACGAATTAATCCTTCGGTTTCGGGCACTACCGCTCTCACAGACTTTGCGGATGCTTCTTTTACTTCTGCGTCTTTCACCGCTCGTGGAGCTTTAATATTTAACGACTCTGCTTCAGGGGACCCCACTGTAGTTGTTTTAGACTTTGGTGCAGATAAAACGGCCACTAACGGTACTTTTACGGTAGTTTTTCCCACTGCGGACGCTAGTAACGCGATTATTCGGATAGCCTAATGGCTGATGCGGTTGTTGCCTATTTCGGGTGGAACTCCTCCAACCAAAGTTGGGGACAATCTACTTGGGGTAACGGCGTTGCCTTTTCGGTAACTGCAACTGGCTCAGTTGGAACGGTTGTTGTTAACGCCTCGGCAGTAGTGCCTGAGACGGGATTATCTGCAACGGGCTCAGTTGGCAGCATTTCGATTGTAGTAGACGCTGCGGTAGGAGTTACAGGAATAGCCGCCACTGGATCACCGGGCGCAGCTACTGTAACCGGAACTGCGGTAGTAGACATTACCGGGTTGGTAGGCACAGCTTCTGTTGGTGCGATAGACACTAACGTAGACGTTGATGTTACAGTTACGGGATTACAGGCTACGGGCACTGTATCACCCGCAGGCGTTCTAGTTTGGGGAAGTATTGTCCCAGATCAAAATCCGGGGTATAGTACCATAACGCCGTCTCAATCTCCCGGATTCACCGAAATTGCAGCGTAAGGATTTAAAAAATGGCTAGTACATATGTAAATGACCTAAGATTAGAAGAAATTGCTACTGGCGAACAGTCGGGTACTTGGGGCGATACAACAAACACAAATTTAGAATTAATTGCGGA